CTTAATGCCGAAAAGCAAGAGATTTATGATACATACTTGACCTTCGTTACGATTTTTATTATACTGTAACTTTAATACAACAAAGGAATATTATGACCCTAGTCCCAATGGTAATCGAAACTACATCCAAAGGAGAGCGAGCCTTTGATATCTATAGTAGATTGCTCAAAGAAAGAATCATCATGCTGAACGGTCCAGTAGAAGACCACATGGCTAATTTGATCGTGGCACAGATGTTGTTCTTGGAATCGGAAGATCCTGGCAAAGATATAAACTTATTCATTAACAGTCCTGGGGGTGTGGTCACAGCAGGATTAAGCATTTACGATACTATGCAGTTCATCAAGTGTGACGTAGCTACCTATGTCATGGGGCAGGCCTGTTCTATGGGATCATTCCTAGCCAATGCCGGAGCAAAGGGCAAACGCTTTATGTTGCCCAACGCAAGACATATGATCCATCAGCCCAGTGGTGGTGCGAGAGGTATGGCATCTGATATTGAGATCAGTTACAAAGAAATCATGCACATCAAGCAGCGTCTCACAGAACTGTATGTCAAGCATAATACCAAAGGCAAGACCTACGAAGAATTTGAGCGCGACATGGATAGAGATAAATTCATGAGTGCAGAAGAAGCATTAGAATACGGACTTATTGATAAAATTATTGAGAAACGACCATGAACCAACAACCAACTGGAAAAATAGACAAGGGCTGGGGCTTTGAATTAGTCTGGGCCAACAATGACAAATACTGTGGGAAAATACTGGTATTTGAACGAGTAGGTGCTAAGACTAGCCTAGTGTTTCACAGAGAAAAACGCAAGAGCTGGTTTGTCAACGAAGGAAAGATAAAGATAACCTGGACTGATGTAGGCACTGGAGAACTAAAACAGGCAGTGCTTGAAGCAGGCAAGACCGCGGACTTCGCTGAAATGAGTCCGCATCAAGTTGAAGCACTAGAACCTAACACTGTGATCTTTGAAGTAGGGACTACAGACATCGTAGAAGATCGTTTTAGGCTCGCACCTGGTGATACGCAAACGAAGCAGTCAGAGCAGAAATAAGATCTTCGATCATTCCATCGTCGTGAAACGGAGTAGGTGCGAAACGTAACCGCTCCGTTCCCACATCAACTGTAGGATAATTGATTGGCTGAACATAGATGTTGTATTCGTTCAACAACATATCCGAAATCGCTTTACACTTTACTGCATCACCAACAAGCACAGGAACTATGTGAGTGGTAGAACATTCCATGACTGTGATACCATTAGCATTTAATCTATGTTTGAGCTTACGAGCACGTTCTTGATGCTTGACACGAACTTCATCGTGATCCTTTAACCATTTAACCGCAGCTAGAGCACCAGCACAGGCCACCGGACTCATCGATGTAGTAAAGATAAAGCCCGCAGCCACAGAACGGATAGCATCTATAACATCAGCATCAGCCGCAACATATCCGCCTTGGACACCAAAGGCTTTGCCCAGTGTGCCGTTGATGATGTCGATCCTATTTTCTAATCCTAGCTCTTCTACTTTGCCGCCACCGTGTGTGCCATATAAGCCCACGGCATGCACTTCATCGATGTAGGTAATGGCCTGATACTTGTCAGCAAGGTCGCAGATCTCTCGAATAGGCGATACATCTCCATCCATGGAATACACTGATTCGAATACGATGCAAGGAGTAAATCCTCCTAGCTTACTGTTGGCTAGTTTGTTTTCTAGATCTTCGAGATTGTTGTGTTCAAATACCTGCTTAGGTGCTCGGCTGTGTTGAATACCCACGATCAAACTGTTGTGATTTTTACTGTCAGAAATAAACTGTATGTTCGGCACTATTTTAGAAAGGCTGATCAGTGTCCACTCATTGGCCACATACGCTGAACTAAACAGTAGGGCACGGCTTTTGTTGTGCAACATAGCCAACTCATGCTCTAGAGCCACGTGATAGTGACTGTGACCACCTATGTTACGTGTGCCGCCTGACCCTGCACCTGTTTGATCTAAGGCAGTGTGCATAGCATCTAAAACTACTTTGTGCTGCCCCATACCTAGGTAATCGTTTGAGCACCAATTAACTATAGTTTTAATATTATAAGGTCCATACCATATAGCCTTAGGAAACTGCCCACGCTCGCGAACGATATCGTTGAATACACGATATTTTCCTGAATCTTTAAGGTCTTTGATTAAGTGTTTGAAATGTTCTTTGTTGATCATAGTAAACATATTTAACCGATAAATATTCAATCGGAGATTACAAATGGATATAGTTCAATTAGATGTTCCCTTGTTTATTCGTTTGCTAGAACTAGCCCGCGAAGATATTAAACAAGATGCAGACATACACGATGTGGCACAGAGAGTTATAGAACTCAGCAAAAAAGGCCCAGTGGATATGGCCAGCTACGATGATATAGTTGGCTTCATGCAGAAGCAGGGCAAGTCGTCGATTAAAGATGAAGACTTTTACAATGATGACATTCGCAGATTCCGTCAGATCGTTGATCTAGCGGATAAAGGTGAGACAACTGAATATTCAAACACTCCTAAAGAAGAATATGCTGCACCAGACGCAGTAACTACTAATGCTGGTGGTGGCCCAAACAAGCCCAAGCACGTAGATGATATTCGTGCTAACAGTTTTAGATTACACGGAAACAACTAATGGCCACGATTTATTATAAAGGTCTAACAGGTAAATTAGACAGCTTAACTGTAGATCTAAACACAGATACTGTGGATGATTTGATCACAGCTATCGCCACAGACGAAGGGCTACCTACAGAATACTACGCGATTCATATATTAGGTTATCCAGAGTATAACGATACTATCTACGGAGATAGCACCACAGTTCTAGCAGGCGTAGGACCAATAGGACTCAGCGATGGCGACACCGTTCAATGCACTCTTAGACAAGACGGAACAAAAGAGCAACGACAAATACAGAAATTAGAGATAGCCGCGATCAAACGAGCAGCTACTTCTAGAACATCTACATACGATAGAAACGATCTGCCTACCAAATACACTGGCAATACAGTAACAGACAATGCTAATGTAGGCGGTCTAGTAAATGGCAGGCCTTGGTTAGCATTCGGAACAGGAGATTATTCCTTGTTAACCGAAGACGGAGATACCATTATAACTGAAGGCAGTGACACAATAATAACGGAGTAAGAAAATGGCAAATGTAAAAATATCACAGTTAACATCTCTTGCAGCAATGACAGATGCAGCTGTCGTTCCTGTAGTAGAAGGAGCGGCAACTAAAAAGATTACCGGTTCTGCACTTAAAACCTATATGAATGATACGAAAACAGTCAGTCATTCTGCAAATGTATTGGCTGGCCCTACATCTTCGGGAGATGGTAGCAGTATAGCAATCACAGACAACTATCAAACTGAACGAGTAAACATCACCAACAGTTTAGGTGATGTTGGCCGTGCAACTTTACCAAATGTTTCAGTTTCGGGTAAGATAGTTATTTTGACTTCTACATCATCAAATGCGACCTATGTTGATAGATATCGTTATCCTGGCGGCATTTATAGTTATGTGGGAGTATCAAACAGCGGCAACGGCCATAAAATCTTAATGTCTCTAGGGAGTAACGGTTGGTCACAGATACAGACTAATGACTGACATCTATTAAATTAATTTATGGCTAATCTACACCCCAACAGCACTAACTACGTTCATAGTTATGAGCCAAACACTAATGACCTTACTATGGCCATGGACTATGATCCTTATGGCCGTCCTATCATACGCATAGATGATACTACCAAACAGCATACTTCAAAGAATCGTGTAAAAGTATCTCCTTACGAGATTGCCAGTTTCAGCAGTTATCAATATACCAAAGATGTAGATATCTGGGACGAATCAACATCAGGCACAGCATCCAGCACAGTGAATACCTATATGGGTATGATCGAAATGACTGTAGGCGGCACCGCAGGTGATGAAATCATTAGACAGACTCGTAGAGTGCAGAGATATATCCCAGGTCGTCAAAACGAGATATCTATGAGCGTGATCTTTGGCACACCTGCTCTAGGCATACGCAGACGCTACGGCCTATTTGACACCAACAATGGTGCTTACTTTGAGGATGGTGGCGACGGAACCTACTATGTAGTGTGCCGCAGGAATACCGCCTCAGGTGTGGTGGAAGAGCGTGTAGCTCGTGCTGATTGGAATGTAGATCGTCTTGACGGCACAGGTCCCAGCGGCATCACCGCAGACTCTACTAAAATACACCTTATGGTCATAGAGTATGAATGGTATGGTGCAGGACAAGTAGAGTTCAAGTTCATCATCAACAACAATGCCTACCCTGTGCATCAATTCAATCACGCTAACCGTTCGGCACAGCCTTGGAGCTCACCACCTTTCCTGCCTGTTAGAGCAGAACTGACCAATGTCGCAGGCACCGCAGGCACACACACTTTCTACACAGGATCTTACAGCGTTCTCATTGAAGGCACTGTGGGACCATTGGGTGTTGAGTCCAATGCGGCTACGCCAGTCGCGGGCAGGACTCTGTCTTCTGCCAACACTTTCTATCCAGTGTTGAGCATACGATTGAAGAGTGATAGACTACAGGGTGTTGTCCTACCCTTTGACCTACAGGCAGCGACTTTGGACAACACACAGATATTCTATAGATTAGTGTTGAATCCTGTGCTGACAGATGCCAGTTGGGTCAGCGTAGGTTCTGAAAGTTTTGCAGAGTATGATGTCAGCGCCACTGGAGCCTCCAATGGTAGGATCCTAAAGACAGGCTACATTGGAACTTATCAGCAGGGCATCACGATCAAGTTTGATGACAGAACTACTAATCAGTTGGGTAGGACCGGTATGGGCACAGTGTCAGACATACTCACAGTAGAGATAGCATCTACGCTGGCAAATAAAACAGCATTCGCCAGCATCAACTGGCTTGAGGTAAGATAATGTATAGAAAATATATCCGTATAGTAGAAGCGGCCAACAAGGGCTGTCCCGTCGCCACATACGATATTGATGTCAACTTAAAGAACCGTCAGAAGGCCATAGACGAATATCACTACGGACCTGCCAATCCAGATGAACCAGAATCATATTGGAAGGACGCTGCCAAACGTTGGAACATCACAGAGAAGACTGCTAAAACTATGAAGTGCGCTAACTGTGCAGCCTTCGATGTTTCAGACAAGATGTGGTCTTGTATCGAAGATGGTATCAAAGGCGACAGTAAAGAAACTGATGCTATGGCAACAATACACAAAGCTGATTTAGGATATTGTAACTTTTTACATTTTAAATGCGCTGGCGATCGTTCATGCACAGCGTGGGTCACTGGAGGAGCGATAGATGACAAAGACAGAACAATATGAATTCAAATGTAATCACTGTGGACATCCTGCACATTGCGGGCATGGTTGTTCAGATGAAACCTGCGATCACTGCTCAGAATGTGCCTGTGTCCACTGCCAAGCACAGGCAGATGTAACAGAAGAATAAAATGTTTCGTAGACATCAAGTAACACTGATGTCAAATCCTAGTTGTAGCAAATCTATAGATGATCTAGACAGCAGCGATTTTCGATACTACGACAAAGACGGGTTTGAGCTTAATAGGGCAGAGCAGAAGTTTTACTCCGCTATGCAGTATCCTATTGACATCCCTATACTAAATCATCATTGTTGGCAAGAACCTTGGTTTGAATTAGAATCAGACGACCTAGGATTGATACTAGATCATTCTATGTTTCTTTGTCGAGCCAGCTACGAAGGTGCCGCTGAAGCACAGCTCAAAGATTTAAAAACATCTACTCCTACAGCGGATTATCTTTTAAGAACTCGTCGTAAATGGGGATTTGATTTTGCCCTAGATGCTGTAAGAAACGGTGTAACATTTGAAGTCCTACATGTAGAATACGACAATTACGATTACGAAGATTTTAAAAATCGTATGATCTTGTTTGAATATACAGTGCGCCATACAGATTGGTTAGATGCTGCTGATCGTGTTTGGCAGCACAGAGATCAATGGCAGCATCTAGTAGGGTTTGATCAAAATCACTGGAAAGCGGAATATTTACTAGGTTGGAAAAAGGCCGAGTATACGGAAAAGACAGTATAAATATAGTATCTTATTTGGATCCAACAGATGAAAAAACTACTACTATTATTACTTGCTGTGCCTATGTTAGCATTCGCACAAAAAACGCCCAAAGGCGTTACCTACGACACTCAAATCATTCGTGTAAACGATGGCGACACGGTGGTGATCGCAGCCCCCTTTCTACCACAGCCGCTTAAACCAGAACTCGCGGTCAGAGTTTATGGTGTTGACACCCCAGAAAAAGGATTCCGAGCACAGTGTCCGAGCGAGGATCAACGAGGACAGGCTGCTTCCGCCTTTACCAAGAACGCAGTCGCCACTACTCAAAAACATCAGGTCACCTTATACGGATGGGATAAGTTCGGTGGTCGTGTATTGGGAGATATCATTCTAAATGGTGTTAGCCTTAGAGCTGAATTAATTCGCAACGGCTTCGCTCGTGAGTATTTCGGCGAAGCTAAACAATCATGGTGTAATTAATATGCAGGCAAAGAGCTATCAGATATTCGCACAGCTACTAGAAAGTTATGTAGACGAAGCTTCTACATCTCTAAGTCTTATCTCAGGAAACCCCGGCGGTAACGAAGTAATAACTAAACTTCACAAAGAGATGAAACTAGCTCACGATCAAGACTATCGACAAGTAGATAAGATTTCGTGGAGTGAATTAAAAGATTCATATAGAGGTGCTTGGGTTATCATACAAGGAGCTAAAGGAACAGGTGCTATCAGAGCTCGTAGCGGAAACTATGAAGCAGTGGCCAGCACTGGCGGTGAAGTGCGTGTGATTAAAGATGGTCGAGGCGGTAATGTCTTAGATTTCTTAAAAGGCGAGATTGGTAAGTTACAAAAATTCTATGTTGGTAAGAATACTTCTGCTGTAGACGATAAACAAAAGAAACGTGCAGACGCACAGTCAGGAACTAGCCAAGAAGTCACGCAAGACACATTGATGCGTAAGTTTAAACCTCTTTGGGTTCGTGCAGTCACAGCAGCCATAGCAGATATCAAAGGTCATATCGCTAATCAGATCAAGAATGATGCGTTTAATAAAGCAGAAAAGAAACTGAGTCAGGTAAAAAATCTGCAGAACGCTTTAGAAGCACTAGAAGCTGGTAATACTACTGATGTTCCGGGTTCTATCAAATCAGCGATCAATATCGCAGTGTTGATGGCAGCTAGCCATCACTATCCCGAGCAGACTGGATCGATATCTAGAGGATATGGCAGCGGCTATAACGCACAGCGTTCTGAAGGCGCACAACAGTTATTGAAAGATATCGCTAATGGTGATCAGAAAAAACTAGGCACAGTTCTTGGATTTTTTAAAAGGGCATTGATAACAGGATGAAACTAGGTCAAATCGTATTAGAAGCCAACATAGCGGCTAAGTTAAAAGATCCTAAGACTGTTAAGATGCTAGGGATCGCTATGCGTCACGACAGCACTTTACCCAAAGATAAAGTAGCACGTCTAGGAACTAAACCTACAGATGATGAAATTGTCAAACTATGGAGCGAGATGTTAGACGACAGTCTCAGAACCACCGACTACGGTGATCTATCAGCAGATGGCAAATTTGATGATTGGCTCACACGTTTGTATACAAACGGCATTGTCGACTATGAAGATATCAACGGTGAAGGCGGTGATGCTCTAGGCGCTTGGAAAGCACTGAGTATTCGTGGGAAACTCAAAGAACCACATCAAGATTTCAACAAGTTTAAGAACCTACGTCAGATACAGCAGATCATACAAAGCAGAGAATATCGTAATGAACTAGAACGTATCAAAGATGCGGAGACTATTGAAAAACATAAGCGTGAAAAGAAAGAAACTACTCTGATAGATGATGAGCGTTTCCTAGTAACACTACCATACAACTACGGTGCCTGCTACACATTTAACAACTCCGCAGGATTTAAGGCCAGTTTCTGCACAGGATCCAGTTCTGGTATGCGTTGGTTTGATCGTTATGCTCCAGAAGGTCCGCTGATCTCTATCATTGACAAAGATAATCACGAAGATGTAAACGGCAAGTGGCAGATGCATGGCCCTACAGGACAGATGAACAACGGAGACCAGAGTCTAAGTTATTCTAGTGGCGATAAGAAGTTTGCTGAAATGTTTCCAGGATTGCTAAAAAAGATCATAGCAGCATTGAAATCCAAAGCCGACGAAGTCAAACAGAACTCCGGAGACATCGTCAAAGGCGGTTACGATATTGAAAAAGCTGTGGCGGATATCAAAGATAGACTACCATATTCCTACGCTTCAGAAGCCAAGGAAGAAGAAAAGCCAGAAGGCGATGACAGTGACGGACCAGGAGCCTATATCGTTACCTTGACTAGCAGCGGACGTCAGGCACGTATCGAAGGCGACAGCAAAGAAGATGTAATCAATAAAGTTATCACAAGACATCCAAATTTAAGTCGTGATGACTTTACTGTAGAAAAAGATCGCGAAGATTAATATGAAGAATATAATTTTAATAATGTTGTTTTCTCTTTCTACATTGCCAGTTTACGCAGAAAATGAATGGTGTGATCCAACATATTGTTGTCCACCGAAACCTGACACACTACCTTAGGACGTTATCGTTACAAGTGTGTGCCCGGCTGCTGGGCAGGTTGTTATGGGAGTCGTGCCCCGGAATGGCAACCTAAGTGAGCATTTATCTGTTACACTATGAAAATCGCTGTGTTCATACATCAGCCAGTGTGTGCCGTAGATTCCGCTAACGGAATAATCAAAGCTCTATCCCCTCAACATTCTTTCAAACTATTTTCCAGAGATGAAGTAGAACCCACGTTCTTCGATGATGTGGACTGTGTGTGCTTTCCCGGAGGCTTTGGTGATGCGGATCGGTTTGATGTTTTGATGAAGTGGAACTATGACGCAGTTCGTAACTTTGTAAAATCGGGCGGCAGATATCTAGGCATATGCATGGGCGCCTATTGGGCCGATCAGCATTACTTTGATATCCTAGATGATATTAGAGTAGAGCAGTATATCACGCAGCCTAAGGCCTGCACACGTAGACCTCACCCTAAGGCCATGCCTGTGCAGTGGCAGGGGCACAATGAAAGGATGTATTTCTATGATGGTTGTTGTTTTGTTGGCGACAATATGGACCCTGTGGCTAGTTATAGCAACGGCAGTGCTATGGCGATTATACAAAGGAACATTGGGTTGATCGGCTGTCACTTAGAAAGTGAACAGTGGTGGTATGATAAACGATATCTAGAACCTCACTGGCACGATCAAAGACATTATAAGTTATTGTTAGATTTTGTAAATACTATACAAGGAGGGGCAAGACTATGCGACAGAAAAAGCTAGTAGCGGAACTGTATAAGGCTTGCTTCGACCACGACGCCAAGAAGATGGCAGAACTTAAGAAGATCGAGTTCCAAAAAATCTTGAAACGCAAGGCCGAAGGTAAAGCATTTACAAACCGCTGGACCGTGGTTCAGATTTAATCGAACTGTAATATTACACACACTCTAGAGCGGTAAATATTGCTATGCAAAAGACTTACCGCTCTATTTTTATCTCTGATGTTCACCTAGGAACCCGTGATTGTAAAGCGGAACAGCTGAACAACTTCCTCAAACATAACACCTGTGAAACACTCTACATGGTAGGTGACATCATAGATGCTTGGCGGATACAACAGAACAAGTGGCGTTGGAAACAGAGCCATACCAATGTAGTCCGTCGTGTCATGGGTCATGCCAAGCGTGGAACCCGTGTTGTATACGTAGCAGGCAATCACGATGAATTCCTCCGTCCTCTTATGCCATATGGTATCAACTTTGGCAACATCGAAGTGGTCAATCAGATAGAACACATAGGTGCAGACGGTAAACATTATCTAGTCACACATGGAGACTTGTTTGATGGTATCACCAGACTGGCTCCTTGGCTAAGTTTCTTAGGAGATAAAGCCTATGACTTTGTTCTGATGCTGAACAACAAGTTCAACTGGATCCGTCATCGTATGGGATTTGGCTACTGGTCACTGAGCAAGTATCTCAAAGCTCGTGTAAAAAAAGCAGTAGACTTTATATTTCAGTTTGAACGTAATCTAGCTGCCTACTGCAAGAAGCGTGGTTTCGATGGTGTGATCTGTGGACACATACATCACGCAGAGATTAAAATGATAGACGATGTAGTATACATGAATGATGGAGATTGGGTAGAATCCATGACCGCACTGGTAGAACATCATGACGGTCGTTGGGAAATAGTTACATGGACCAAGGAGCGAGACGATGTGGTTACTGATAATAATAGCAGTTCACGTAAACGATCCACAGGACAGACCAGCAAGGTTGCAGATGACGTTTCCAACAGAACAGCAGTGCTTAGAAGCGGCCAAGACCGTTGATTACGATCTAAAGTTTAAACAGTTTAAGTTGGAGACACAATGCTCGAAGAAAAAATAACCATAGTAGTTCCCTGTAAGAACGAAGAACTCTATATCAGTCATTTGTTAGATGCACTGCGAGCACAGGGCATTGGCAACACTAGGATCATCATAGCAGACTGTTCCACAGACAATACCAGACAGGTTATCAAAGACAGCCAAGGCGACCTCAACGTAGAAATCATACAAGGTGGTCCTGTGTCCGAAGCAAAAAATAACGGTGCTAGATTAGCCTCTACACCTTATATCTTGTTCATCGACAGCGATGTGCGTTTCTTCAAGCCAACTGTGATACAGGATGCTGTCCGTGCGCTAGAAGACAACGATCTCGATCTCGTAGGATTGAATGCTAGATGCTATGACGGTAATGTCCTAGCACAGGCAGGCTTTGCGATATTCAACATCATAAACAATGTTCTAAAATATACCACACCATTTGCCGTAGGAGCGTTCATGCTCACTCGCAGAGATCGATTCGAAGAGTATGGTGGCTTTCCTGAACAGTTTGCCACAAGCGAAGACTTTTTCCTGTCTAGGAAATACAGCCCAAAGAAGTTTCGGATACTAGATCATCACTTTGGACAGGACAGTAGACGGTTCAAGAAGATGGGTTACTTTGGTATGGCTTGGTATCTGATCAAGAACTTCTGGAATCGCAACAATCGAGAATACTGGGACCGACTAGACTCATCCAAGTATTGGGGTTGATCGCCTTGGCTGATGGCGTATAATAGGACAAGTAGTCAGCCGGGCCCCTGGGGCCCTTTTTTATGACTTGAACAGATACTTCTTGTGCAAATGTAATCGAGCTTGGTTGTATTGAACGGCAGTGATAACCAATGCTGCGGTCCAAGGTAAGATTTTAGCGATCACGGGTTCTAAACCCGCCCACCATGCAGCCATCATGGGTTCTTTCATCAGCATGAGGAAGGCCACTGCGAACAGAACGAACGATCCTAAGAACACAGTGTCTGGCCAACGTGCTAGTATCTTTGAAACTAGTGTAGCACCGAACAAGATGATCGGCACTGAAATCAGTAAGCCAGCGATGACTAGGACCAAGCTACCATTGGCCGCAGCAGCGATACCCAGCGCATTGTCTATGCCCATCACAGCATCAGCGACTACGATAGTCCAGATAGCACCCCAGAATGTGTCCGAAGCTTTGACTTCGTGTTCACCCGAATCAAATACCAACTTCCAACCGATCCATATCAGTGCGGCAGCACCAATGGCTCTCAGTCCTGGAATCATTAGTAGGTAAGTCAAGGCCGCCACAGAGACAAAGCGTATAGCGATAGCACCAAAGGTGCCCCAGAATATCGCTTTCTTACGAAGTTCAGGCGGTAGTCGATTAGCAGCCATCCCGATAACCAGTGCGTTATCTCCGGCTAAGACGATGTCTATCAAGATGATAGCGAGAAAAGCCCAAAGGGCTTGGAGTGTAAACAGTTCCATATCTTTCCTTAAGTTATGGTCTCACTGCTTTGTCTATACACCGGGCTTGTCTAGCCGTGTTGACGACGTATAGAACCAACTCCTGTTGGTTAGTTACTCCCCGAAATATTTAGTTTAGCCTACGATCAGCTCGTAGATTTCACGCCAGTTCTTGACCCTGGGGATCTCTGGATGTTCAAAATCCATGTTGTGGCCGTGTTCTACCAGCAGGCTTTTCAGCCCACGTTCTTGTCCAGCTACAGCATTAGTGATCTTGTCTTCGATCCAATAGTAGCCTTTGTCCCTGTAGGCATCCAACACATCGTCCTTATCTGCGCCTGTGTCTAGTATGATGAACTTGGTGAAAGCGGTTTCGCCAAACAGTTTACGCAGATTCATTTTACGCAGTTCCTGTGCGTTTTCATCTGCGCTCATAGAAGTGATACAGTGGAACACATAACCGTGTTCTTCGTGTAGCCGTTTCACATAGAACATAGCATCACGCAGGGGCGGTAAGAAGCCCATGTGTGCGGATTCGTTAAACCGTTTGATCAGCTTTTTGGCCTGATCTTTTTCAATGCCATAGCGTTTGCCAATATCATATTTGAATTGGCTGTCTTCAGTCTTTTGGAAACCATGCTGTTCCATCCAAACACCAAAAGCAAATTCCCAATCTAAAAGACAACCGTCTGCATCGGTTAAAATGATTTTTTTCATACAGCTATTATATACTCAGTTAATGATTTTGTCAACGGCCCCGGGATCAGCCATAAATACTGCTCTACACAGGAGGTATCCAAAATGGATAAACGCACACAGAGACAGCAGGCTCTACAACAGGATTGGACCCTTAATCCTCGTTGGAATGGAATACATAGACCATACACAGCAGAGGAAGTCGTTCGCTTACAAGGCTCAAAGACTTACCCAAATCAGTTTGCTGTTGAACAATCAAAAAAACTATGGCGCCTTCTTCTAGAAGAAGATTACGTCAACACACTGGGAGCCCTGACAGGCATGCAGGCCCTACAGCAGGTCAAAGCAGGACTCAAAGCAATATACCTATCAGGATGGCAGGTCGCTGCAGATGCTAACCTAGCCGGCGATATGTATCCAGATCAAAGTCTATACCCAGCAGATTCCGTGCCAGCAGTGGTAAGAAGGATCAACAACACGTTCGCTCGCGCTGATCAGATCGCATGGAGCGAAGGCAAGGAACAGGATTTCTACGCACCGATCGTGGCAGATGCCGAAGCAGGGTTTGGCGGAGTTCTAAATGCCTATGAACTGATGAAAGACATGATCGAAGCTGGCGCCGCAGGAGTCCACTTCGAAGATCAACTAGCGTCTGCTAAAAAATGCGGACATATGGGAGGTAAAGTCCTTGTTCCAACCAGAGAAGCAGTCAATAAACTTGTTGCCGCTCGTCTCGCTGCTGATGTTATGGGCGTGCCTACTCTTGTTATTGCACGAACTGATGCCGAAGCTGGTAATCTTATTACTAGCGACATCGATGATAATGACATTCCTTTTCTTACTGGTGAAAGAACTGTTGAAGGATTCTACAGGACCAGAAACGGAATCGATCAAGCCGTCAGCAGAGCAATCGCTTATGCACCTTACGCCGACTTGGTCTGGTGCGAAACTGGGAAGCCAGATCTTGAGTTCGCAAGAGAGTTCGCAGAACGAGTCCACAAACACTATCCGAATAAGATGCTAGCCTACAACTGCTCACCTAGCTTTAACTGGAAGAAGAATCTAGATGATGCTACTATCTCCCGGTTCCAACGTGAACTAGGTGCCATGGGCTACAAGTTCCAGTTCATCACCTTGGCAGGTTTCCACAATCTAAACAACGGTATGTTTGAACTAGCACACGGTTATGCTCGCGAAGGTATGACCGCGTTCGTCAAGATGCAGGAGCAGGAGTTCGCCAATGCGGCTATTGGATTTGAAGCTGTGAAACATCAGCGTGAAGTGGGCACCGGTTACTTTGATCTTATCACTACTACTGTGGAGAAAGATGCCTCCACACAGGCACTGAAAGGATCAACAGAAGAGGAGCAGTTCCACTGATGCGTAAGTTTGCCTGGCTACCTCAACGAGTATCAAGCGGACAGGTAGTCTGGCTTTCCTCTTATTATGAATATCGAACACTCTATGATGAGAACACTGGAAGACCTCCTTTGAACTCACTGTATTTTACTTTCACAGAAACTCCAAAAGAGAAAACGTTTAGGCTGCTGAAAGAGTCAGTCTCACATAACCGCAATGTCTGGAATGACCCCAGACTGGCAAAGGAAGATAAATGTTAGAAACAATCTGCGATATATTAGTAGAAGCATATAAGCGCAACTGGATAACCAGCAGGGATGGCAACATCTCTATTCGCCATCACGACAGAGATCATTTCTATGTCACACCCTCAGGCGTCCGCAAGCAGACACTACAGCCCGATCAGTTCAAGAAGATCAAGATCCTTAGGACCATCAACAGTGGCGCAGGCACAGCAGAAATGCTCTATGGTTGGGAAGAAATGCCCTACAGTGACATCTCGATTGGCTTGAGGCCCACGGGCGAAATGCCTCTGCACTTTGGCCTACAGCGTGAGATACACACAGATGAAGTTCGTGTGGTCACACACATACATCCTACCTACATCGTAGCGGCCATGCATGCCGGTATTGAACTTTCAGAGTTAGTCAAAGACTTTCCTGAATTAAGTCGATACACTAGAGTAGCACCTAATGTAGGCGATGTGCCTCCTATCTCGCAGGAGCTGGGCGATCAGTGTCATGAAAAGTTGGGTTTAAATCCCCTAACTGGTGAGATTAAGTATGATATAGTAGGAATAAAAGGTCACGGGGTCGTGGCCATCGATTCTACGCCATGGCGCAGTTTCGAACACATAGAACGTTTAGAACACATCTGCAAGATCGTTCTAAGCTCAGGGAATTATTAATGATAGAATTTATCTACACCTTGGTGATGGTGCAAATCACTATAGCGTGTGTGACTCTTTACTTACACAGATCACAGGCACACAGAGCAGTGCAGTTCCATCCAGTGGTAGCACACTTCATGAGATTTTGGTTATGGCTAACCACAGGTATGGTTACCAAGCAATGGGTGGCTATACATCGCAAGCACCATCAGGCCGCGGACACAGAACAAGATCCACACTCACCGAAGATACACGGTATTTGGCGTGTGTTGTTCGGCGGCGCCTTCTTGTATCATCAGGCCAGCAAAAACAAAATACTAGTCCGCGATCTAGGCATGGGCACACCTGAGGATTGGATCGAGGAAAACTTATACACCCCGCACAGTCGCCTAGGGATTCTTTTAATGTTGATCATAGATCTTGCTCTTTTTGGACCTGTGGGACTTGTGATTTGGGGTGTTCAAATGCTGTGGATTCCTGTATGGGCCGCAGGTGTTATCAACGGTGCGGCACATTGGTGGGGTTATCGAAACTATGATGTCAAGGATACTAGCCGTAACCTGCTACCTTGGGCATTCTGGATTGGTGGGGAAGAGCTACACAACAATCACCACGGCGACGGTGCTTCAGCCAAGTTCAGCAAACGTTGGTATGAGTTTGATATTGGTTGGCAGTATATAAAGATACTTAGGTTCTTTAGATTAGCTAAAGTTAGATAATAAAAAACCCCCTTTCGGGGGTTTTTACTTTCTCATATATAATGCTCTATGAGCCTAATATTACTTCTTCACGCCGTTGTTAACAAAGCTATACATTTTCTCGGCGGTTTCTAATACCTTATCTAAACCAGGAAACTCAGGCATTTTAACTGTGTTTACAATTTGACCAGTCTTCTCGTCACGAGCAGCAGTCATTTCCCAACCTTGGAATTTAACATGATATTCGCTTTGAACTAGGTCCTTAGCCATTTCTAAGATTTCTGTGCGGATCTCGTATCCGTTCTTATTAAATTTAACTTCTGGTAGTTTCACTTCTGGTAGTCCATTTGTAGTTGACATAATTTTTCTCCTTGTGTGTGTATGTCTGCGAACCTTTAGGCGGTTCCTTCCTTCTTCGGAAACAAATACTTACTAGTTGTTTCCACAGAATATTTAGCCATGTCGATAGTGTTATTAACGGCCATCTTGGCGAATTGTGTTTGTGCATCAATGTATGCGTGGGCTGCTTTGTTTAGAGCAGGATCTTTGAAAATCTGATCAGTGATGATCTTTTTAGTGTTCTGAAAAGATTCGATGTAAAAGTGTGGTGTAAACATAACTTCTCCTTGTGTGTTTGTGTATGTAGTATTATATATACCGAGTGGGTATAAATCAAGAGTAAACACGATCAAAATCTCCGATCTTGCTCAAGCAATTCTATCAAACGCTGACAATCTTCCCAGTCGGTAAACCTTCTAACGATTTTTCTGTTATACGGTGTGATACTTTTTAACATTATATCGTCCTCGTCAAACTGAGCTACGGTAGTAACATAGCCCCATTGATTGCGCCAAGGTCCCCATTGATTGAATGGAATTTCCTTGAATTTAAACATCATTAATCTCTAAGCATTATATCTTTAGCTAGGTCGTGTCTGCCCATGCGTGTAAAGTATGTAGCTGCACGAGCTCTGGCAAAGCCGTCAAGAATTCCATAAACATAGTTTATGATTGTTTTCATATCAATTTTCCTTGTGAGATTTTGTATTCGAACTCTTTGGTAAAGTGTTCTACGTCTGCGGCGCTCTGAGGGCGTCTAGCAGAAATGTAGCGATCTAATTCGCTTTGGTAGTGTTGTTTTGGGAACATTTCAGATAAACGCTCTAAAATGCTCAACATGTGATCAGTGATTCTTTTCATACTGTGTCCTTAAGTGTGTATCAGTATTTATACTGAGAGCTTGCGCACCGCACAAAATAAGAGGATTTGACAGAGAAATAAGTTTAGTTTACAATATGATTAATTCGAGTTAAATATAATATAGAACGGATATCCCGATGAAACTAAGAACTAGATCAATACTGCAAGAATTGAATGAAATAGCAGAAGTCCGAAACAAGGACTCCCTATTCGAAAGCAGAGCTACGAATATCATAAATTCAGCAATCAACCTTTTAGAAAGCATCCATAAGAACTACACTCCAGAGCAGGCAGACGAATTGGAACGTAGATTTATCAATGCTATCCGAGGACAAGATACTGCTAAATTTACCCGTGGTATACGCAAGATCGTTGAATCTAGAAGAACCAACAAACATTTAGATCAAAACAATGACGATTGAATTATTTGAGGGCGGCAATGTTTTTAAAGGCCCAGATAAAGAACCCCTAACACGCAGAATCAAACGCGAAGAAATCCCTACCACTATTGCATTTCTAGAAAAAGAAACAGGGGTTGATTTTACTATGGATAAGGATGAAGCAGGTGTTCCTATTAAATGGTTAGGCACCACAGGTCGTAAAGCAGACAGCGGAGACTTAGATCTATCTGTTGATGCTAACGAACTAGATAAAAAAGAGTTCGCACAAAAACTAATATCAGTATTTGGTAAAGATAGCGTAAAGCTATCGGGCGATAACGTTCATTTAAAAACTCCAATTAACGGTGATCCTAGCAACGGATTTGCTCAAACAGATTTTATGTTTTCCGCCAATCCTAAATTCCAACAAGGATCGATGTTAGGTGGCATACAAGATAGTCCTTACAGGGGTGAGCATAGACACATTTTATTGAGCAGCATCGCCAGAGCCAGAGCAATGAAATACAGTCCCAAGCACGGACTAGTTGATCCAGAAACCAACGAACCGATTCCCCAAGGTGATGACTGGAATGTTATTGCTAAAAAATTACTAGGTCAGTCGGCCACAGTAAAAGACATTCGTTCAGTTGAAAGTATCATTTCTTATATTAAAAAATTACCTAACTATGAAGAACTCATCGCTGCCGCACAAGAAACTCTAGGGCGCAGTGGCATCGAGCTTCCTAAGAAAGAAGCGTTAGAACATTACACACCAAACAGTCCTAGCTGGATGCGTAGGATCATAGACATAGTATCATGAGATTTTGGGAAATACTAACAGAAGCTGAAGCTCCTGCTCCTAAGAAAGTAGGCAGAGAATTCAATCACCTTGAAGATCTTGTGTTCACAGAACCTAACGGTGCTCAACGTGCTATACAGATACTTAAAGACCTAGCCAAACCAGAAAGTAAGATATCTATCAAGTGGGACGGCAACCCTACTGTGTATTGGGGTCGTGAAGACGACGGCACGTTCCGTATGGTAGGAAAGAATAACTGGGGTCGTGAAGAAGGTAAATCATCTAGCCCAGAAGAATTAAAATCCTTTATCATGAGTCGTGGCAAAGGAGAAGACTGGCGTGAAAAGTTTGCCAACGATATGGCCAGCCTGTGGCCAATCTTCGAAAAAGGCACGCCCAAAGACTTCCGTGGATATATCTATGGAGATATCCTATTCCATCCAGGCAAGCCCTATGACAGCGGCGATGGTAAGATCATGTTCACCCCTAATCAAACAACCTACGAAGTCAAGGCAACCAGTCCAGTGGGTGTTCGTTTAGGTAAGGCTAAGATAGCGGTTGCCGCACATAAACATTTAGATTACTTCGGTGATAAGTCTGGTGAGGATATCGAAGATGTAAAAGCTCTGAATGCCAATCCAGAACTTGCTGTGTTTGGTTTAACTTATGTAAGCCATAGACCAGAAGTCAGCGCAGACAATCTAGGAAAGATAGAATCTATGGCTAAAGATCAGCCAGCTATCGATAAGTTCCTAGCACCTGTGGCAGGTATGGGCTATCTACAGAGCGAAATCTATACATTTGTTAATACACAGAGCAAGGCCAAACAATTAGATAATATCAATAGCGAAGCGTTTTTTAACTTCCTACAAAAGACTCCGGCCAAGGCTGCTAAGATCAAAGCACACAGTGATAACAATCCGGGTATACTAGATAAGTTATTCGCCCTGGTTAAAGAAATCATGGCTGCTAAAGACGAAGTTATACGAGAACTAGATGCTGCCAAGGGCGATATCACAGCACACACAGGCGGCAAGCCTGGCGGTGAAGGTTATGTAGCTGGCGGATCTAAACTAGTTCCTAGGGATCGTTGGACCCCATTCCGATCAGAATAATAGCCAAAACACCTGATTTTTCCTCCAAATAATAAATACTATGCCGATCCCGGAGCGGGATCACGATTTAAGAGACAAGGAGAAAAATCATGGCATCAGTAACAAGAGTAAACCCTACAGCAGTAGCGTTAGGAACAGTTCAAAAGACATTCCAACAAACCGTATTCAAATATGTATTGAGCGGTTCAGGCACAGCATCTGCTTTAACAGCAGCAACAGCAGCACCAGTAACAGACGAAATCGGCACAACTTCTTCTGTGTTCCAAGTTAAGAGCGACGGTTTGGCTATCATCACTTTTGGTGATAACCACAATCTAGATGTTGACACACTAGCAACTCGTGTTGGTCGTATCATCGGTGCAGGTTCCCTAACATCAACAGGTGTTTGGACATTCACAGATACTACTACATTAACTGTAACAGCACCAACAACATTATACTCACTATAATTTGTTATTTCTCAGGGATGGGAAGGAAGAGACCGGATTTATTCCGGTCTTTTTTTATCTGCGTAAATAGTAGCATATTATGGAACGCTATAGACTCATCACCTTAATCGATATTACTAGAAGCGGTGCATCAAGATCCGAAACAGATAAAATCAAAATTGGACAGCAGGCCAACTTCAACAGCCTTATACAGACTATTGGTATAAGGAGTAATATCGAATGGAACAAAGATCCCGAAAAAGAAAATGGCAGATTGCCCGTAGGTAACGAAGGTAAGGCCGTTTATTGGATCTGGGAATTCTCTACAGAACGAGATGATGTGTTTAAAGAAAATGATAATAAAGTTTCCCTGTTACTCAAAGATCTACACGGAGTTCCTATAGTAGACCTATTAGAAAATTCTGCAGATATCAGTCCCCCGGTATTCCAAACTGTGGGCGACAAAACAAATACCTGGATAGAAATAATCTAGCGTTTAAATTTCACCTGTATGGAGGTTAAATATTTTCATATAGAGGCAAATAAAATGAACTTCAAAACAAAAACAATAACACAAATCAGGCTCTGGGCATGGGCAGCAGTAGTTCTCCCCATAACAGCTCTCGCAGGCACATTTTTCACATGGAGATTTTTTGACGGTAGTTTCTTTAGTCTAGCTATGATAACCGGAGAAACTATAATGTTTTCTATAGCAGTTATCTGGTGGTGGTGGGCTATGTATACCATGAGAAATCTAGTCAAACAATGGGACGAAACCAAAGATAAAGTTAGAGATGTTTCTAATGACGTCAAGGAAATAAGATCTGCTATACTAGAAACTTTATCAAAAGATAAATAAAAGATAGAGGCTCACAACAGGCATAGTATTTTAGGCATCCAATTTTTTATTTTGGAGAATATCGTATTATGTCTGAATTAGCACAGACCACAAAACTTGAAAAAGAAAGTCTAGAAGCTCACGTAGATCTCTGCGCTATGCGCTATCTACAGTTAGACACACGTCTAACAAACTTAGAAGAAAAAGTGAATACCATTCACACTGATATCATCGAAGGTCAAAAATCTATGACCAAAGTGATCATCGGAACCGCAGGAACAGTTATAGCAGGTGTATTAGGAATCGTTGTAACTATTTTAATGAAGATGGGCTGAAATTTTTAGCCCATTAACTACATACATTAAATAAAGGACCATAGGTCCTTTTTTTATGACTAACATATCTCAACGGCTAGAACAAGTCGTTAAAAAAGAATTATCCAAATTAATAATTCCTATAAAAACTGAGGACGGAATCCTTGTTGGAGATTTTTTAATAAAGAATGTTGGTAATCTCAAAAACGTAATAAAAAATGGACAGATCATATATCAGGGCATATCTTTAAACAAATCAGCGATCAGCATAGCTAACTTATTGGCTATGAATAAGTCACAGATAACCATAGACGAAATATATCGAGCAGATCAAACCTACGGCAAGTGGTTTTCAGATAGTCAGATGCTAAGGTCGCAATACGAAAGGTCCATGCATCAGCGAGATTTTGATAAAGCAGATATGCTATGGGCTAGATACTGTGAGAGCAGAGATCGCACTATACAAGCAAAGAAAACAGTAGAGCGATTGGCTGTGTTCTGAATAAATATACTATAAATTTGGACCTTTTAAATATGAAAACTACAGACCTATTTAAAAACAATAGATCAAGCAAAAAGATCAACGAAAGCATGGAAAAGATGTTTGGACAACGTCTAGACCTACAGAGCTTTGATCTTCCTAAACTAGAAGATGCCCGTAACAAACTGAGAACACAGATCAGCCAAGTTCGCTCAGAAAGCGGATTTAACGAAAATCTAGAGAATGACGCTTATACTAAAGCTCAATTCATGTTAGATGCTATCAATGCTGAAATCGCAGAGCGTGAGGAATTTATCGCTGACCCTAGTGTTGCTGAAGTTGAAGAAGGGTTCGGATCGATGGAAGAGCGAGTTCAGGAATTATTAAAACGATTCGATTCCGATATGAATGAGATTGGCGGCTACGGTGATCCAGATTTTAAAGAAATCATCCAGCATCTAAAGAACGGTGATGCTGAGTCTGCTGCTGAAGTGGTATGGTATGCTTATTATGATCAAGACGGCGGCGAACTACGTAATATGGACGGATATGTTGACGATCTACAAGCAGAGTTTGAAGAACTAGTAGATGGTGGCGATCAAGATGAGCCAGAAGGTTCTTATGATTCAAGCGACGATGCAGACGCTCTAGCATCGGCAGGTCACGGATCGGATGAAGACTACGGTAGCTTTGGTTACGATGAAAGCATAGAAGAAAAGGCACCTCCAGGCGCCAAAGCAGAAAGAATGGTAAAGCATATCAAGAAAGGATATGCCAAAGATGGTAAACTAACAGATAAAGAAAAGAGCATTGCCTATGCAACCGCATGGAAGCAACACAACAAAGAGAAAAACGAGTCAATTGAATCAGGAGAAGATATGACTACACTAAGAGAAGGCGAAGTGCAACAGGCCAGTGCAATCGTCACAGCAAAAACAATGGTCGACAGAGTTAGCCGTTGGATTGAAGAACTATCTGGCATGGAAAACGACACACTTCTACAATTAGGTGATCAGATCCGTGATGAGATGGGACAAGATCTAGCCAAGAGTTTTATTTCTGCAACAGCGCCTGCTATCCAGCAAGCTCTAGAAAATCTAAAGCAGACACGTGAAACTCTAGCCACAGGTGTTAGAACACTAACTGGCGAAGAGCAAGGAGCAGAAATGCTAGGTGCTGAACCAGGTGCTGAAGGCGGTGATGAACTAGGCGCTGCTGAGCCAGATATGATGAACACTGGTGATGAGATGGGCGCACCAGAAGAAGGTGGAGATGATGAGTTCGGTGCAGCCGATGCAGCCGCAGGTGGTTTAGAAGCCGCAGGTCGTGAGCAACGCGAAAGCATTGATCGCAGCAACCGTCTATTAAAAGTTCTAGCAGGCTAATGAAACTTTCAGATTTAAAAGAGCACGACGCTCAGCTTGATGAAATACTTCCAGCTATCGCTGCGGGTGCCGGGGCAATAGCTAGAGGTGCCGCAGCAGTCGGTGGCGCCGCAGTAAGAGGTGGCGCCGCACTAGCACGTGGGGTTGGTTCGGCTGTTAAAGCCGTCGCACCAGGAGCAGTTAGTGCGGTAAAATCAGCAGGCAATGCTGTTGGACAAGGTGTTGGTCAAGCAGCACAAACTTTACAAGGTATAGATCCAGCACAAGCGGCAGCAGCAGCAAAAGATCAGCAAGAGCAGAAAAAGCAAGTGCAAGATGCTATCAAAGAAAAACAAGCTGAACTTGCAGACCTACAAAAACAATTGGCAGAACTAGGATGAGATTTTTTGAATTCGCAGGTGACGATGCAGGACTAGACAAGTTCGTTATGATTTTAAAAAATCATATAGGTCGAGCATCATCTAAAAAAGCACCAAGTAAATTAAATTGGAATGCATTACAAAATATCTCAGCTAATGCCGGATTTGAATTCGCTGCCGACTACGAAACATTTAAATCCATGTATGACTCAAATCCTACTATTCAAGGTTTGGTTAAAAACTTTGATAAGAATGGAATCGAATTGAATGTCCCTGGCGCAGAAGAACCCGGTGATGCTAACGAGCCAATTCCAAACGGCGGCAAAGACAGTGCCCAAACTGTAGATAAAATCGCAGCTTCAGCAGCACCTGCTCAACTAGCACAGGCCACAGCAACTCCCCAGGTTTGACATCTTTAAAATATTCTGTTAATATATACAGAATATGACAATACAACTTACTCCGCCCCCATTTGTTGAAAAGTTCCAATATAAGAACTGTCAACAGATCAACGATCCCGTAACACGCAAACGTGTATATCTAACACCAGACGGTGAAAGCCTTCCCAGCGTAACAACTATCCTTTCAGCAACTAAGGATATGACTCATTTAAATGAGTGGAAGAAACGAATAGGAGAAGAAAAGGCCAAACAGATCACAACTGAAGCTGCCGGCGTAGGCACAGCCATGCACAGTAACCTAGAAAGATTTATTGCAGGTATACAAAGACAGCCCGGCAATAATCCTGTTCATGTCCAAGCAAACAAAATGGCTGACGAGATAATCAAGAACGGTCTATCAGATGTTAACGAAGTATGGGCTATGGAGCAGAGCCTATACTTTCCTGGACTTTATTCCGGAACTACTGATCTAGTGGCGGTTTATAAAGGCAATCCTAGTGTTTGTGATTATAAGCAAACTAACAAACCTAAGAAAGCAGAATGGGTCGAAGATTACTTTTTACAGTTAGTGGCTTATATATTAGCACATAATGAAGTCTACGGCACAGACATCCGTGAGGGCCATGTGTTTATGTGCTCTAGGGCTTGCGAATATCAGCAGTTTGATCTATGGCCCAGCGATTTCAACAAATATCAAGACCTCTGGTTAGAAAAGGTAGAAGAATACTACAACTCATTAAGATAAATACCCTATAACGGGAAATTATCTATGGCTGTCGTTCAGATATCTAAAATACAAGTCCGCAGAGGACAAAAAAATTCAAATAGCGGTATTCCGCAGCTTAGTTCTGCAGAATTTGCCTGGGCTATTGATACTCAAGAACTTTATATTGGTAATGGTTCTGTAGCGGAAGGTGCTCCTTATGTAGGAAACACCAAAATTATCACAGAACACGATAACATCTTAGATCTGGCATCTAGTTATCAGTTCGCTTCTAACGATACAGCTATAACATTATCGATCCCAAGAAACTTACAATCAAAGCTAGATGAGTATGTAAGCATCACCGACTTTGGTGCTATAGGCGACGGTTCTACAGACTGCACAGAAATCTTTCAAACCGCATTTACTCAATTATTTAGAAACGCAAACTCTAATTACAAAAAAGTATTGATGATTCCTAATGGAGAGTATTTAATCTCTGGAAGTTTAGCGATACCAAGTAATGCTATCATCAGAGGCGAGACACAGTTAGGAGCAGTAATCAACATTGGTGCTAACAATATTCGTTTCATTACCAGCGACGGAACAGAATTAGCTGGCTTTGATAGTTCTAATCGTCCTCAGAATGTAGAAATTTCAAATATCACTATCTTAAGATCGAGCGGTTCTCTAATTCTATCTGGACTAGCAAATAGTAAACTAGACGGAGTAAGATTCAAAGGAGAATATCGTTTAGGAGATACTGTTACACTTTCAACAGCCGCAGCCGCAGTTGTGTGGTTGAACACATTGGCTGGAACTAAAGTCAATAGTGTCGAGTTTAAATCCTGTATCTTTGATTCAAACGAGCTAAGTGTAAAATGTTCACAGACTGTGGCGTTCGAAACTATCGTGGGTTTTGTCAGCTGTAAATTCTTAGTCAATCATACGGCTATCTACATTGACGGAGTCAATGGACAGGATAACAAATGGTATATCAACGACTGTGATTTTGAAGAAGTAGCCACACAGGCTGTTAGATCAATCGCAGGAAGAAAAACTATAATTTCTAGATCTAGATTTAAAAACTGCGGAAACGAAACTGCAACAGCATCCGATCCATCTCACCCAATAGTATACTTCGGCGAAAAGACTGGAAACATTTTAATAGATTGTTCAAGTGATAGACAACAGGCCGCTGGTATCGTATCAGTGAATACTGTTAATGCAGTCAGCGAAGCATATAATGTAGACAAAGCCGAGTTCGTTGATAGAAATTTTTCACAGATCTATCTTTCAGACAGCTTTAGACCAGTGGCAGTATTTTCTGCACTGAACAGATATGCAGTGATTAACTATGTCCTTACTCTATCTAGCCATACACGTATCGGACAGTTGATAATGACTATAGATGAAGACTTTACTGCGGTGAATCTCGCAGACAATTATACATACAGTTCAACATCATCAACATCAATCGGAGGAATGATTATGACACAATTTGAATTTTCAGCAGAGATCAGAGACAACGACGTTGACTCTGGAGTCGAAACTGTGGTGCTAAGTTATAAGAATCCGGTTGGTAATGGAGCCACAGGTAACATCTCATTCGATGTGACCTACG